GTGGAATGTAAGTGCATTCCTCACGAAGCATTCCTAAGACGATTATATCGTCATCAGGCAGCGCATTGCGTAAATAGCCTTCACGCACGAAGCCTAAATGAAGATCAAAACGTAATGCTTTTGTATTTTTCGCAGGAACAAGCCCTGTGACACGGCGCAACTTCCATTGCACAAACGGATGCATGAAAGCGGCTATAAGGAATTTACGATTCAACCAACCAGGTTTGCCATCGCTTGCAATGTGAATATTGCAGTCACACGCTGAAAAATTATCATAGAGCACAACAGCACGTAGCTCGCCGTGCTCTCTCCACCCCACCGCAACTGCATCAGAACGAGGCTGAAAGCCGATGATCTTGGAAGCCCATTCGATCATCTGACCGCCATCGTCATAAACCAACTTACCCATGAGACACCTCAAGCAAGCTGAATGACAGTGAGATTGCCGTTGTGAACTGCACCAGTATCAATCCATATGCAGTTATCGCGTTTGCATGGTTTTGATGTAACGGTATGCCCCATAATCACACCATCCACGCCGTTTACGTGCGTGTAGTGCTTGGCATCGGGATTGAGGCGTTCACGTCCCCATATAGCAAGGTCTATAGGATTACGATTGAACACACTGGCGTTGCTAAATGATCGTTTAAATTCATCCCAATCATTTTGCTCGATATGACCGTGTACAAAACCAAACTTCTTACCGCCGTGATTGATCTCAAGAACAATCGGCAGGGCAACAAAGGTTTTAGCAATGTTGTACATCGCCTGACCATCAAGCTGATAAAACCATGCACCGCCGTTATCTATGTGACAGCGCTTGTACGCTTCATCGTACATACCTTGTAAGCATAGTTCCTCATGGTTGCCACGCACTGCAGTAAACCAAGGCTTTGAAAGCAGTTCGACACACTGGATATTCTGCGCACCGCGATCAACAAGATCACCAACCGATACGAGCAGATCTTTGTCAAAGTCGAAACCAATCTGCTCCAACTTTGCCATAAGCAGGTTGTAGCTGCCGTGCAGATCCCCCACCGCGAACAATCGCCCATTGATCGGACGATCCCATACCATGACTAACTCACCCATGCCGATTCCACCGTTGTCGTTATGACAACAGTGTACAGCGATTGATAACAGGTGAGTAGCAGAAAGGTTAGACGATGATTGCGTTTTTCATGTTGGTTAGAGCTGTCCGTAAGGCGTTCACATCACTGAGCAATTGGTTGAACTCTGCTGCAGTAGGCGGTGCGGCAACAGCTCCCTGTGTTGCACCTGGTATGGATACGGCGGTGACATCCGTTTGTATCTGATCGAAGTTATCGCTCAGCGTAGCCAAGCCTCCGACATTCGTTTGCAATGCGGCAATATCTGCATCGAGCTGACTCAAGGTTGTCTGTGCTGTGCTCAGATCTGTTTGAATTGCTGCAATATCACTTTGAAGCGCCGTGACATTACCCTGCAGTGTAGAGACATTGCCATCCAGCGCTGCAACATCAGTCTGCAAAGTACCGACATTCGTTTGTACCGTATTGAGCTGTGATTGTGTGCTCTGTAGGCTTTGATCAAGCGTGTTGATGTCATTCTGTAGATCCGTGGCAGAAATACGCAGCTTGCTGATCAGCTCTTGTAACTGACCAAGCACACGCACCCGAATAGCGGCAAGGTTCGGATCGCCACGTTCACCAGTAAGGATCTCAAGTTTTTCCTTGAGAATCCGAAGGTCATTCATATTGATCTGCATATTCGACATACTTAGCCCTCCGCAATTTCAGTCGGTGTCGCAGCGAGTACGATGCCAGTCACCATCTGATTGCCACGGATCTCGATCTCCCACGTTCGCGCCGTGAAACCTGACGGCAGCGGAACAGGGACGTTCATGTGATAGATCGTTGTAACAGGCTTACCATCTGCGATAATCGTGACGGAAAAGCTTTCCTCATGCTCTTGGATCGGTTGCAGCAAACTCCCTGCTAATGGTACGACATTCAAGGTTGAGTCATTGATTGCACCACCTGTCTTACCTGCTTCAATCATTTGCCGATTACGTGCCTGGATCTCTGCGTTTTTGACCTTCATTTGAGCACGCTGCGCACTGGTCATGGCATCCTCACCCTCAACCAAGATGCAGCCAAAATTTGCGAAGGTTTGCATCACAAACTTTTTCGAGCGCCATACCTGCTCGCCGTATGGTTCGCTTAGCGCATCCCATTCGTAAACGTCACGACCATTACGAAGCAGGAATAAGCGACCAGTACCCAACTCAAAATACATCGCATCCGCATCGTCACTCACCCTAACAATAAATGGCTGAGCACCTGACAGGTCAAACACGACCATGCCGCGCTGACTTGCGCCCTCAGCATCCGTATAGTCATAAGAAACCATGTATCGCCCTGCATATTGCCCTGCGATAAAGGATTCAGGTTGCATGGATCTCCATTGATCTATTGTCATCAAAGATGCAGACGCAACCATTGCGCCGTTCTGTGAGATCGTCACAAGCCCCTGAGTAGATGCATAGGCAACGGAATAACCGAGATCCACGATGCTATTTGCACTCACACATGGCAAATTAACCTCTAGGCGCTGGCTGCTCATCGCATCAGGTGACGTGCCTTGCATCACGTAAGGCATCCCCTCAGTGAGCACGGCGACTGCAGATCCGAACACACCGAGACCGACAATAGGATAATCCACGGTCATCACATACTTTTCGGGCCATGCGTGCGGACGATAGCGCTCAGAAAAATAAACCTTCTTGCCCACGAAAGCCGCCATGAAGCCATTAGGCAACGACACTAAGCCCTCAAGATCGTCAGGCGGTGGATTGTAATCAGTGGAAGGAATGACCTCATTCATTGGATAAATGGTGGAGTCATACACAAAATTGGTTGTCGATGCAGGTAACTCGGAAATGAAATACAGCGTTGTTTCACCAAGCGAGCTCGTTTGAGAGCGATAGATCCGCATCCGATCAACGGCGCGATCAGTCGGTGCAGTAGAGAAACCTGATAGCGTGATCGTTAAACCAGGACTCCACAATACGCCGTCACTCAAGTCAGACGGTTCAGACTCCTCATCGAACTCAGTCACCCACGTATAAGCAAACAGCACCGTACTGGATAAAGCTGGATCAGGTGTGCCGCCCATGGTAGCCGTGACCTTACTTGGTGGACGTGTCACAGCGAGATCATAGGTCACACCGCCGACGATGATCTTTGGCTTTCCATCCCCTGTTATATACAGTCGATTGTCTGCCACTGGTGCAGGCTCAATATTGACAAAGTTCTCCCATCCTAACCATTCACCGTTATGCAGATAGATGGTTTTGCAGTCGAACGGCATACGGTACGCATATCGGCCACGGCGGATCGGTAGCAATGCGCCGTTTTCAAGCTTGGTATTCTGAGCAATCTGCGCAAAATTTTGATCAAGCAAGCGAGGTATGAGCTTCGGGATCTCACCAGCGAATGAAGCAAGTCGGATCATATATCACTCCAATTGACCATCACTGATCGAAACTGATACGTTCTGAGGTGTACCCCCACCGTTTTGAAGATCCTTGATAGCGGCTGCAGTCATACGCAGTTCAATCGCATCACCAGCAATGAACGCTCGCGGCTGTGTGCCCTCTGCCCCACGTTGCACCGTGATCAGGTCGCCCTGTCGATCTGTGGCACGTAGGATCTCAATATTGCCGTCAGCATCCTCCAAGGTCAGCGGAAACCAGTCACCTGCAGCGCTCGGCTTTGGGTAACGATCACCGTGACCGACACGAACGCGCAACTGAGTATCCATTGCTGTGATCGAAGCAGAGAGTGTGCTGCGTGCATTATTTTTTAAAAGTAGTCCCATTGCTTTACTTCTCCAACTTATCCAGATGTTTGCTATAGGTGAACCATCCACACTTAGAGCACTTCCACTCACTTTACCAGTGAGTTTGAGTCACATACATGCGCGAATGATCAGTGAGGCTGAATGCGATTACTCATACAGTGTATGACGGCGACAGTACGATACGAGATCGATGTGCGCCGTGTGCTTGCTTTCATTTTGCATTGCGCTCCCTATTCCGAATAGCCTTTATTAAAAGCTATGGCTTATGGTGGTTTGTTGGGTGTTAAGTCAGTGACTCGGTATTTGTCACATTAACTGTTCCAGATTTCTTCTTAGATGGATCACCACTGTATTTACAGTCCAGTGCATTAATCGCACCAGCACCCGTTTGATAGTAACCAAAACCAGTTGGGTTGATTGCTTTCGTATTTTCACAGTACATGATTGCATCATCCGCAGCACGATAACTATATGTATTATTTCGAGCTGTAGTACCTACGCACTTGAAACTAGAAGCACTACGTTCTGTATCACCTGTCGCTGTAGTGGCTGCATAGAATCCGTTTAGCGTACCTTGAGCAACTGTACCATCGCACACGCAAGTTGCACCAGTTACATGCACAACATCAGCTTTTGTGTTGTATTCGCATAACCCACCACTAATTCGGACATTTCCACGGAAATGATACGATAATCCATCATCACCATTATCATGACAGTGAGGCTCAACGTAGTGTGCAGTTAAACGAGTATTTACGTCAGCTACATTATATGTTGTGACAGTACCATTCATACCATCATTACCATTACCGCCTGCCTCATCATAAAGCGACTTGGTAATATTGCAGTTATCAGACCAACCGTTGAAGTAGTTTCCGAAAGTTCGGCAGTCTTCACGATCAACCATTAAACCATCGAATTGCCCACCTTCTGATGTACTAAAGAAAACATCAAGTCGGGTCAAATGCAGAACACCATTTGTATGAATTATAGTTGGTCGCATACGAGCTTCGTATTGCTTTAGAGTCGCATCGCTGCCGTCCGTTGCAGCAAAATAAATAATTCCAGACTCCCAAAACCACTTACCTTTACCACCTACTGTGTCTAACTCCGCTTTGTTTGCAGCTTCAAACATTTCTGTATACGGAAGTCGGTGAGTACGGCTGCGGTGCAAGTGATGATGATCTGTATTAAGGATTGGTTTACTTGGTGTTCCCCACTCAAAGATCACTGGATTACCACGACCACTACCCATACCTACAGGTTTTGCAACTAACGGTGCTTGATAGACTTGTGTGTAGCCCGCTGTTTTTGTGACAACTAACTGATCAGAGCCAAAAATAATCGCACGTTCGTTTCGTTTTGAGCGTATCCAGACATTACCGCTGTTATTAATAGTAAGTGTCTCTCTATAATATCCTCCACCTACTTCAACAACTCCACCATGTGTAGGAAGTGAGCTAATCGCCTTTTGAACAGTTAAGAATGGTGCTGCTGCTGTACCTTTGTTTGCATCACTGCCTGTCTTTGCCACAAAGAAAATATTTTCAGTCATAGCACTGCTGGACTGTGTTGGATTGACATATTTTAAAAACACATAGTCTGAGATAAGCGTTGCATTTCTGAATTTACATAAAGTATTTCCTGATCCATTTCTGTTGATCATGCGCAATCGAATCTTACTTGTACCAGCAGGCAACGTCAGCGTAGTAGTAATTTTCTGCCAAGCATTTGCAGTTGTGATGTAAGAATTTGATGAAGTTGAGATTACTGCACCAGAGCTATTCAATGCTTGAACTGTAATATCACCAGAGTTTATACCGCTTACGTTACAAAACCCATCCACGCTGAAAGTTACTAATTTTCCAACATCAACAATATTGGATACAACGTTCATATCATATGAAACAAGAGTAACACCGCCTGTATTTACAGTTAAGGTTGGATAACCGCTTTCAGTTGTAACCGTAGCTTGGTAGGTACTAGATGAATCAGAAGTTAAAGCATAGTTTGGAAATAAATTAATTTCTGCTTTTGCTGCTACAGATGATGCAATACTATTGTTTACTGTTGTTTTATTTGCTTCATATTCATAACGACTTACTTGTTTTTGCCACGAAAGCCAAGCGAAACCTGTCGACCCGCCATTGCCTGTTTTTTCCCAAGTCTTGATCTCGTTCGCATCGTAGTACAGCGTGAGGCTCATTTTTGCGATGCCACGATCTTTTGTGCCGTCGGGGTCACGTCGAACCTCAATTGTGCCAGCTTTAAATGTACCAATATCTGTTGGCAAGTTAAGAAGTGTTGCTCCAACAGTAGTTGTAAAACGGTATACCCCGTCGTTTAAAGCATGAACATCTTGTCCAGAACTAAGCCAGATAGGTTTAAATAATGGATTTGCATCCATACGATTATTAGCTTGAGTCAGTGGATCATAAGCACTCTTAGTTAAACTTGTTGCCCCTGCTGTTGCTTTGTACCAAAGACCGCCGTTTGCACTTTCACCAATTGTTACAGGCTGATCTACCTGAATGTTAGCTATGTCAGCATTTGCAGCGGCTAGTGTTGGATAAAACTTATTTGCGGCTGTGCTTAGATTTGAAAGAGCAGTATCAACATATAACTGAGTCGATCCAACAGCAGCTATAGCTTCGTTTGATTTCTGCTCAGCAGTCGCAGCGCTTGATGCTGAATCAGCGGCATAACCTTCGGCCCGATTAGCAGCCTGAGAAGCATCACCAATCTCAGCCATCCACTGATCAACTGTGCCTGTATAACCCATGAGCACAGCTTGCTCGTAGGCACTTAGACCAGGATTACCCTTTAGACCACGCTTGCCCTGCGCGACGACCAATGATGTGACCAAAACACCATCTTCGTCAGCAACAGTGATCACACACTCAGCTAGTGCATCAGTGAGCACGGCGTTCGCAGGTGGTTTGAGTTCGATATAAAACTTCTTACCGTTTGCTGACACATCGTCTTGACCATAGACAACAACATCAATCGCTTTCTCTGTTTCACCAGGAAGGAAAGATACTGTGCCGCTTGCTGCTTCATAGTCTTGTCCAGCAATTGCCGTGCCGTCTCGCGTGTTCCAATCAACATCCACGATCTCATCAACAGCAGTGCTCAAGCGAACGAAAAACACCGCCGTGGTTGATCCAGTTAAATTCGCCATAGTCTTTCCTTTTAAGAAACGCGGTACCAAGCCGCGAGTTTAATAAATTGGTTTGTTACGGTTAACGCATTTCCGCTACCCATGTTCTCAGTAGATCCTGAAACAGTGTGACTATGCGATCCTAATACAACATCATGACTATGATCGCCGTTTGATGATGTGCTGACTTGCGGGCCAATCGTACCATTCCCGTTTGTGAAATTGGTTGTTGTATCGCCTTCTGTTGTACCAGCATCAATCGTATGCGTATGATCGCCGCTTGACGATGTGATTTTTGTGCCGAGATCCACGCTTTCCGCTGTACCAGTGACACTCAATGTCGATGCAGGCAGGTTTGCCTTAGCAATCGTAACACTATCGCTGCCACCCTCAGCAAGAATATCAAGATCATCCGCTGCAGCAAGTCGAATGGTTTTGCCCACACCAGGTACACGCACCCACAACTGACCTGCATAACGCTCGTTCGGATCAACAGATACAGCGAAGAAATGCACCTCACCAGGCTCATAGAGTCGATCACGAGCCGCATCCAAGAACGCCGTTAGAGTGATAGCGTAATCTTTTCCGCCCTGTGCAAATACCAATTGACCGTTATCATTCACCTGATCCCAAGCCAACGGCGATAAGCCTGCTAAGTAGGACGGCGTAATGCTGCTCAACATCATGCTAATTA